CAACAAGATACCCAACAGCCGAGCAACGAACCACTCAAAGATCATAGCCCTAGCCCCAACTGCTTCGGCTCAGCACGCACCTTGATAATCTGCGCGCCCGTGATCATTATCCGAATAATCATCACGATATACGCGAACGCGCCGATGACCGACCGGAACGGCGCAGCAGCATCCACGAGCACTGCCCACCAATCGCCAATATCCACGTGCGCCGTGCCGCCCAAAGGCGTCGGCAAGTTGAACGACCAGTCCAACGTATCAGCGCCAGTGTCCGAGAAGCCGTCGATGAGCCACTCCGACCCCTGCACCACGTAAGAGAACGGGACGTGATCATTCGCCTGATCCGCGAACTCGTCCCAAATCCCTTCGAGACAAGACCCAGGAATGATAGCGTTGACCCCAGCGTCCCACACCCAAATCAAGCCGTTGACCAACCGGGATGGCAACGTCATCAAGAAGTCACCGACGAACCCTAGCGCCGCCACCAACCAGTCAGCCCAAGACTTGTTAGCAACGCGAGCACCAAAATCACCCAACTCCGTGACCGACAGGAACGCTACGTAGCCCACCTTCGTCGGCAACTCATCCGAACTGTCACACTCACCACCATTCCCGTTGCCGAAATTGCCGGGGGTCCCATCCTCCCCTCCACCACTCGGCAAAGGTGTCCTCTGAGGACCGTACGTCGGCACCGCCGTCGGCGCAGGCGTCACCGGCGCACACGCAGCAATCTCAGGCGAAGGACGCGGCTTCGGACAGATATTCGCATCGAACCGCGAAGGAAACGCCTGACCACCACCGCCCCCATTCTGATTGGGTGGCTCCGTAGGCGGATCACTCGGCTCCGCAGGACCATTCGGCGGCAAACTACTCGGCGGCGACGTAGGAGCCACCCACCCACTCGGATCAATCCAGAAGATAATGTGCGCCGTACGCGACGAGTCCCCGCAGTTGGCACACGCATGACCCAAGTTGAACGTCCCACTCGTACCCGACGCTAGTCCCTTACAACTAGAACTCGACGCAGGCAAAATGAACGTTCCCGTGTGCGTACGAGTGACCCCAACACCCAGCCACTCCCAATCACCATTGCCAAAGTTGAACGCTGGCGAGTCACCAGACACCGCACTCACAGTACAACCGTTAGGACCAGACACATCAGCATTGAGACGATCACGCAACTCATACGTTCCCGAACCAGAAGCGCCAACATGAGTCACGCCATACGAATAGACGTCCCCCGCGACCATCGTGACAGGGCCCGTGTAACCAGTGATCCCAGTGTGGTCGTAATCGTCAGCAATGGTGACGACAACATCCTGACACCAGTAATGACCATCACACGGCCCAGGCACCGGCGTCGCAGTCGGAGTCGGGACACAGGACGTCGGCGCAGGAGGCCCATAGACATTCGTCGGCAACGGAATGCTACAGAACGTTTGCTGAACCGCCGTAGCAGCAGGAAATGACGCACCAGAAGCAGACGGAACCCCCGTAGACGTGATGAAACGTGCATTCGTGACCTTGAACTTGCCAGACGCGGCTACATCAGACCACAGGTGGAAGGAACAACTCCGACCCTGATTACCCGCCACGAAGCTAACTTCCACCGCCGGAGCAACATTGCGGTTGATCGACCACGGCCCCGACTCCGTACTCGTACTATTCGAAAACTGAACCACCCCATAATACACCCCCGAACACTCCCAACGAGCGTACAACTTCGCGCCCGGCTGCATCGTCAGCGAGAACCGCGCCTCTAGAGACTTGAACGTCGAAACATCCCAATCCCAAATCGGCCAGCACTCCCACACGTACTCAGGACAGTCGTACCCATCCCACGTGGCATCACCAGTCAACTGAGCGTTATCAAGCGACTTCGGCACAATCGTCTGAACAGCGATCAACGCCACCACGACGATCAACAGCCACCACTTCCAGCCGAACAACAGCCCACGCCCACGCTTCTCCGGTGGACCACCGACGTAGACAACCCGCTCGCGCTCGACCGGCGTGAACACTGGCCTATCCCTCCATCCCATGCGCCGCCGCGCTCGCGCCCGCCTTCGCGGTCGCTGGCGCGTCGTGCGCCGATCCGCCCGGCAACTCCAACGTCTCGTCAGCCCACGCTACCCAATCTGCCGCGCGCTTCTCATCGTTGTCCTGCAACCGCTCAGGCACACCCACCGTCTGATCCGTGTCGTACCACGTCTCGCGGTACTTGCGATACCGAATGAACTTCCGCTCCAACTGATGCGCCTTCTCACCCACATGCCCAGGCACATACTGAGTCAGACGGAAGAACCACGGCCTCATCCCACGCTCAAACCGCAAGAGAGTCGGCGCAGGGTAACACCGAACGAGATAGGCCTCTTGCGCATTGAGCCGGAACGTCCCATCGACCAAGGCCTCGTACTGTGCAGTTGCCACGAGATCGACATGGAACTTCCGAGACTGAGTAACAGTACGTATGAGCCGCACCGGAAACGCCTGCCACTTCCGCGCAGGCATAAGCAGGCCCAACTCATCCAAGAGAACCACGACACCCTTACCACGAGCCCGTGCCCATTCGATGACCGCTTCCAACTGATCCGCATCAAACCCGTCCCTCCCAGTCGAAAGCACAACACCGAGAACCCCATCGGGGACCTCAATCTTGATGTTGCTCACCAAAACCGCCCCACGCGCTTTGGCAAGGCGACGAGCATGGTCCACCGCGAGCATCGTCTTGCCAGAACCCATGCGACCCGTATAGATGATGAGAGGCAACTTACGACTCCCCGACCGTATAGTTATGTGCGGACTTCCCCCGGCTCAGAGGAAGCCCGCACATGGTGGTCCGACCTTCGGACGCGACTAAGCGCCCGTGATGACGCGCTTGAGCGTCTTGATGCTGTAGCGCACGCCCGCGAGCGCCGCAACGAACACCAGAAGCCCCGGTGCGATGGACGTGGCCCACGTCACAACCGCATCCAGCGAGTCCTGAAAGTCAGCCGCATCGACGATCATTCGATCAACCTCCTCCCCGCTCCAAAATGTCACCGCGTCACAGAAGCGATAGCCCGACGCGGCCCCTTACAGCGCTACCGACGCCAACTGAGCGACAGCAGCACACCTATAAGGCCCATTACCAGCCCGAGCGCAATGACCTCACCAAACGCACCAAGTAGTACGCTAGGCGTAGAACTTGTGACAACAAACCCAGCCCAGTCATCCCACGACACCCTAGTCCTCCACCGCATCGGACAACCAATGCGCGGCAACGATTAGGCCACAGACAACGAGCCAGGCATCCCACAGGTGATGCAGGACCGTCTCAAAGACCACTCCTACCCCCTGCGAAGCTGCAACACCGCGATCACCACGAGAAACCCGATGATGAACGCGAGTCCAAAGAACTCCACCAACGTCTCGAAACGCAAGTACGGTGCCTGCGCCAGCCAGTAGTCGTAGACTGACTGGCAGACCGGCCCACAACTCGGGTCCGGTGACGGCATCTACACGCCCACCCACACCAACCGGCACGACGGATGGTCCCACGTAGACGCCGCCAATAGAGTCTGCGCCGTATACGCGGTCGGACGCTCGCACCGGAACTGAACCGGACTGTCGTCGTTGTAGAAACTGCTCACGATCATCGACACGTAGAACAGGACCGCGATGCTCATCAGCACCACCGTCTCCTCCAGCGACTCGCCCTTCACGACTGAGCACTCTTGGAGGCACGACGCACCCTCCAGTACGACCGGACACCGATGAACACGATGATCGCAAGCGCCAGCCCGAGATACGCGAAACGACCAGTCGCCACGGACAGCAGCGAGAACACGACCGCGTACATCCAGCCCGCGCGAAGCGCCGCCCAAACGTACGACGCGACCACGCGACCCTCTCCGTAAACCCAATGCCAGAGACGAACCATCACCGACCCCCTACAACGAGAACGACCAGCGCCGCAACGCTGGCCGCTCCCATTAGGATGCTCGGGACGAGGACGCTAGAGCCAGGTCCTGTCCGACAGACCCGGACGCCGGAACTTGACCGCGCCACGCGAGCCGAACGGCGGAACCGCTTCGACCGCGTATTCGATGCGATCACCCTTTACCAGCCCCTTCGTCTCGCGCGACAGATCGTCATCGTCGCCCACTTCCACGCTGATTTCGCCACCAGCAACCGCGATGCCAATCGCGGCCTTCTGGACGCCCTTGTCCTGCGTCCCGCGAAACGTGAACTCCCGTGATGGCTGCCGACCGAGATACGTACCCCTCACGAACAAGCCGTCCGGGGTACCGTTCTCAGCAGCCGCCGCACCGTTCTCACCTGCCACGTGCACACACTCCCGTGCTAAATGCAAGCGACCGGTCACAGTCGCGCGTCAAAACGCAACCGGCGCATCTCAGCGCGATCCATCTGCGCCGGTCGCTTGCGAGCCGGAGTATTGCAAGACCGTTGCGGCCCTGTCTACAGGCCAAAATGAGCACGAAACCGCCCATCTAGCCCGGTCGCGCTGCCAACTGCCACGCCACCAAGAACACCACTCATCCGTACGCACTGACTCGACCACATCAGGGAGCGCATCCCATCCGACCAGACTCCAACCTTGTCGCCGCGAACCGGCATAGATCCACTTACCAGTGCTCGCACGCTTCTGCGAAACCCACGTGACACGCCAACCCTGCGAATACGTCACCAGCTTCGAAACGCCCAACTTAGTGGGAAACGACTTGAGCAGGTACTTGCCGAAATACCGTGCGCCACCGTTCGCCCCGTAGCGATACTTCGCACACCGCCGGACACCAACCCATCCGCCAAAGCCAACGGCGCGAGCGATGCCCCGCAGCCTATTCGCAGGCAAGAAGCGAACGCCCCGAAACAAGATATGGAAATGTATCGCTCCACGGCGTTGCAACTCGGCTACACGCCAATACTGGATGCTAGGGTACGTGCGACGAAGGATCGTCATAAAGTTGTGCCAACGCTCAGAAGCAGTTGCGTTCCACTCTTGAACATCCACGTCGCCGGGAGCCGTCAGCAACACCGCAAGAAACTCATTCGGATCGAAGGTGTCAACTCCCGAGTGATAAACCGCCAACGCGCGAGGACGCCAGTGAACGGGTCCGCAATACTCGCAGACGCGCCGACGACACGGAAGCAACATCCTCCTTCCAGTGTCCGCATGGTAGAGACGCACACGGTCAGGGCAGTCGGGCACCGCTGCAACGCGAGCCAGGCCTCGCTCCGGCGTGCCCGTCGACGTCAGATCCGGCACCGCTTCACCCTCCCGTTGCAGTTTCGCTAAGAGGAGCGAGGAAAAGGCCCGCGCTCCGCTGAGCCGCCGCCTCGACGGCGGCGGGATTGATCGAGGCTGGACCGCCACAGGCGGTCTAGGACGGCCCAGGCGCCCGTCTCCGGCGCGGCGATCGCCTACGGCGCCGCCAAGGCCGCTGGCGAGGCCAGCGGCGCGTCCTACGTGGGCTCCTCTGGCCCGTTGCGCCGGCACGTCCGGCTGCAGCTCCTCGAGGCGGTGTCGAGCCTCGTCTCAGTGGTCGGGCACAACAGGCCCCTCGTCCCCCCTGCCCACTCATCGGCCCTCTCAGCGAACAGTCGTCCACGTGGCCCTGTCACGCAAGGCACGCGGGACGAACGGTTTACTCCCCATTCGTCCGGCGTAGGCCCGGCTGTGCTTCGGCAGGCGGCTTGTCGCCGCTGTGCGAAGAACACGCCTGTCCCGCCCAACTCACGGGTCCCCCCCATTAGTCCCGCTCCAAGGGCCTTGCGTGTCATGTCTCACGCGGCCATCTGATCGCTTCGGAGCCGCTTCGCGGACAGGGTGAACAAGCGACCCGCCGTTGACTCCCACAGGGACGAGGCCCGCCACCACAGCGAAGCGGCTCCACCGGAACTCATCGGCCCAACGAACCAAAGGAGCAGCACATGGAACCCAACGCCGCAGACTTCGCAGCCGGATTTGGCTTCGCAGTAGCCCTCTGGCTTGCGGACAAAACGGTCAACATGGTCCGCCGCCTCGTCCGCGATGACTTCGGACGCATCCACCGATACACAACCGACGACGACGTGGCAGCGGCCTACAGCGACGGCTATCAGGCCGGTTTCGACACCGCTTGCGACTGGGTGCAACAGAAGGAGGACGAAGGACGCCTATGGACTGACGCCGACGACACGCTGCCGTGCGGCCACGACTGGAAGGCAACAGCGCCCGAGCACGGCCCGCAATGCTATCTGCCACTCGACCACTTGGAAGGAGAGTAGGACTCCCATGACCCGACGCGACTACCGCATCCTCGCGGACTCATTCGCAGCGGCTATCTTCCGCATGCGAACTAGCCTCCACGATCCGCGTGACCAAGCGACCGGCCTAGCCACCATCGGCTACGTCCGCGCAACCGTCGAACTCGCGCTCAAGAAGGACAACCCTCGCTTTGACGTGACGCGCTTCCGTGACGCCATCGAGGAGCAATACGAAAAGCGCATCCAGCCGCTACGCGGCCCCGAACATGATACATTCGTTGAGTCGGAACAAGAGCGCCAGAACCGGCGCGAACTGTTCGCCAATAGCCAGGAGGAGGACTGACGGCAGCTAATCGCCACAACAACCCGGGCGGCTGTGCAGTCGCCCACTACCCTCACTACCACCAGATACGAGGAGACACGCACATGCCTTTCACGACAATCGCGCTTGACAAGATCCCCGAAGCCAAGCAGTTCGCACCCAAGACCTTGTACGAGGACAAGGATGTAGACGAGGCCATCGCCGTCATCAAGCGGCCCGAAGCAATCGGCAACGGAGTCAAGTACGAGAAGAAGCAGCAGGCCCGTAACGCGGCCCGCACCCTCCAAGACCGCATCATCAAGAAGGATGCAACGCTCCTCACGGACGTCATCGTGATGGGGACCGAGAAGGACGGCAAGGACGGCCCGTTCGTCTGGTACCTCAGACCCAAGAAGCAGGAGGCCCCTGCAGCGCCCGCGACCAAGTAGTCGCTCACACTGAGGCCCGGTGCCAACAGGTACCGGGCCTCTTTTTATGACTTGCCGATCCCGAACACCTTCGGCACCACCGTCATCACGAGCCGGAACCCGTAGACGATCAGGAACACTTGCACGGAGAGGACCGCAAGGTCGAGCACTTCGTGAACGGGCAGCACGCCATCGATCGCTCGCAGCGAGTGAATGAACGGTGCTAGCGACGGCAACGTCAAGTCGCCAGTCGGCAACACGCCGATGATCGC